TTGATACTTGCCATCTACTAATTCATATTTAGAAAATATTCTTATTCTTTTTCCATTATTAGTTCTTCCGTTTTTAAGTATTGCTTTTAAATCTTCAGAATCAGCTTCTTTAGGAGACATTGAATCCTCTATTTTTGGAAATAAAAAGTTATCCACCCATTCATATATATTGCCTGCTATATTTTTATTTAATTTATTTGCACCATCAATAATATATTGAACCTCTAAAGCTGCTCTTTGATAATAAGCAAGAGATTCTGTATCAATTGTTACAACCTCTGTTGCTTTTCCACTTGCATCAACATCAGAATTATACAAAATAGATGGCCCTATTAAGTTTCCTTCTTCATCTGGCCTAGTTATGTTTTCCCACTCTTTTGACCTTTGAGCAAGGTGGTTTCTATTTGCTAAGTTTTGTAAATAATTTAATTTTCTAGGAGTTTTCTGTGCTAATCCAATTGCTTTTTTAAATGCTATACTTTGACCCATCTTTTGCAATGTAGCTTTTCTAGAATCTGTAGCGTTCATTTGAAATGTAAAAGAAGGTTTCTCTTGTAAGTCATTAGGGTCTATTCCTTGAACGTAAAATGCTTGATTTCTTTTAATATAATCAAACATATAGTCACTATGCGCAAAGAAGTAATCTACTTTATCAGCATCGTAATCACCTTCATATACATTAGCAATATCATAACTATTAATCTCTACACCCAATCCTTGTTCTTTATCTAAGAAACCTTTTAATCCTAATAATGTTATATCATTGGGTCTTGTTCTTGGGTTTCTTCTTGATACTATTCCAATTTCATATCTTGTATTTACTAATTTAGATAGTTTTTCTAAGAAATCGTGAACACTTCCTATTGTTCCATTACTAAATATATCATCTAAATTTTCAATAACTTTATTATCTGCATCTTTTATTTTTAAAAGTTTTGCCAATCCCTCAGTATCTTTTATTTGCTTAGCAAACTCTTCTTTAAATTGTTCCAATGTTAATACTTTAGTATTTTGGACTATTCTAATATTTTTATCGTCAGGCAATTCAGATAAACTAGTATCTCTTTCTTTATGTGGAAGGGCTATTTGACCTCTTAATATCATTTTATTATTAGAATCAAACAATGTAGGAAACAATCTAGTTTTTAATCCTTCACCCAAAAATGACTTAGCAGATTGAACTAGTGGAGCTTGCCCTCCATATCTATTAGATTGCAATGCTAGGTTTTTATCTTCTTCAGAATAAACTCTATTGGTAATAGACCTTCTTGTGCTAAACAATGTGTCTATATATTGTTGTGCTAAATACTTTTGAACTTGACTTGAACTATAATCATATGGATTAGCCGCATCATTCAATTGCAAGTAATACATCATATTGCTAAGATTAGATAAAGCTCCTTGTTCTGGGGAATCTGGTATATTATTTTTTTCCAATTGTTCCCTCATAAAAAAGTTCATTTTATAAGGGTCTGCCATTATAGATTCCATTTGATTTAAGTTAGCAGTTAACTCATCTATCAATCCTTTAAATGCATCTCTATGCTCATCTCTATTCATATAATTATAATCAGCGTCAGACTCACTTGCAGATAAAAGGTCAGCATCTTTTTCTGGTCTAAAACCTATAGCATCTAAATCTATCTCCCTTATAAATGTATTCCTATCTGTTATCCTGTAATCTTTTAAATCATTCCACTCCAATCCCTTAAGAATACTATCTTGTTCTTCTCCATCAACTATCTTAGGGTCGTATATTTTTGCACCAGAATCGCTTAATAATATATCTACGGGGTTTTTATCAAAGAACCCATCTAATGCTGGGCTATAGACAAAAAGGGTTTTACCATATAATAATGTTTTACCTTCTCCTTGAGATGATATTATTGGCTTAATTGGATTTTTAGAATCTGGACTGTGGCCCATCATTGTATGATATTCCATCATAGCCCCTTTAGATAAAAAACCTATACTATCAAATCCAGAAACTTTTTCATGCGCTCTTCCTACAATATTTTTTCTATCGTATCCTTCTAGTTCTGGTATCTGGTCTTTAAATTCATTAACAACATCGTCAACAATCTTTGCCATATTTTCTGTACTATCATCCCATATAGCTACTCTATGTTTTCCATCTCTTAATCTTTCTTTTAACAACTCAGAAACTGGGTCTGCAAAATCTCGCTCAATAGCTGCTCTAGATTGTATAATAGATTCTAAGTAATTCTTTGTTGGTCTTATAAAGTTTTTAGTAGTTACTAGTTTAATTCTTTTAATGTATTTATCTACCTCAACTGCATCTTTAGAATTAAGAACTTTTAATAATTCAGTATCACTATCACTTTTTAATGCAGTTTCAAGTATTAAATATTTCATAGCAGTTTCAACACTTGCTTCGTCATAAGAATGCTCGTTCTTAGTTCCATCGAAAGTATCTTTTAATGCTTGTATTGGTTTTTTGTTTTCAAGTTTATCTTTATATTGATTATAAAATCTTTCAAAGTCTTCAACAACTTTAACCATATCTCTACGATTAATTACTATGCTATCCATCCCATCGTAAATATCTAATTTTACTATACCAGTTTCAGCACTAGACAACCCTTCTCTATTAATACCATCATCTATGTTGTTTATTGAGATTTCTACATTCTTTAATTGATTAGCGACTCTACTTCTTACTTCATTTATTTTTTTTATTTCAAGTTCGCTTAATCCTTCCGTACTTAATATGTTATAAGTTCTCTCTTGTATGTAATCTTTAAAATCTGTATAAACTACATTGTTATCAAAGATTGAATAATTTAATTTTAAATTATAAAGTTTTTTAAATACTGGATTATTTTGAAAAAATTCTTTTTCTTCAAGAGGGTCGTATTTAATAGTTGAGTTCCTAATAGACATTACAGGAACTTCTATTCTATCTTTCAAACTAAATACTATTTGAGTTACATCTTCTATTACTGCACTTCTTTTTTTATCATCTAAGTCTTTAAACTCTACTCCGTCTAGTGATATATCCCTTTGCAACCTATTTATAGATTGTGGATTAAGATTGTCAAATTCGTCTAACATATACCTTTGACTTCTAAATCTCATTGATTTTTCTAAAGGAGTTTGATGAGAATAATCAACATATTGAACAGTTCCATCTTCATTTTCTACTCTAAATTTGTACTTTCTATAAAAATCATCTATTCCAATCGAGGGATTCTTTACTTCATCACTTGCTTCTTTAACATATCTCCTATCAATCTTTTGTCTTTCTTCTATCTCTCTTAATATAAACTCATCTGTGTAACCTGTTTTCATTAATTTTTGATTAATAGGGTCTAATGCTTCTGATAATAATGTAATATTTTTTCTACCTTCCGTTTCATCTAATACTTTTTCTAATGTAAACTTTTTATCAACTTCTAATTTGTCATCTACATTTCTTTTAATTATGCCTTGTTGCTTTAACATAACCATTAAATCATTTCTAGCACTATCTCCTAAAGTTTGCATATACTCTAACATTCTACTTTTAACACTGTCTAATCGAGAGTTGCTCATAACTTCAAACAATTCCGTTAACACTACATTGTTTTCACCAGTATCAGAACTATATATATCAAGCATTCTCATTTTTAATTGTTCAGCTTGATTCCTATTTAATGTTTTTACTTTATCTGATATTTTAACAAACCCATCTGTTTCTTCTTGTAGTCTTCCTAATATAACTTTATTGTATTCATTTTCTAATGAAGGGTCTGAAGGTATATTTAATTCATATAATCTGAATCCACTAATTCCTTCATCTGATAATAACTTGCTATCACTAAACATTGCACTTCTAGATTGAGACAATAAGAATTGTATGTCTTGTTCATTGGTGACTTTACTATTCATTCTTCTTCTATTAATATCAGATAATGTCATTTGATATAAAAATCTCATAGAAGGTTTATTAAAAAGATTTACATCTACGTCATTGTCTAGTAATATATTTTTTAATGATTCGACATCAGTAGTAGTTACTTTCCTACTAGGGGTAGTATCTGTTATTTTGTAATCACCTAATGCCATTAATACACCATGCAGTCTACCTAAGTCTTTTGCTTTGTCTTTATAATCGCTATCTACATTAGATATATCATCTACTAACTTTAATCCATCAGCTGTGTCAACTAATAAACCAGCATTTTTAAGATAAGACTCTAAATTTTTTGGCATTTTTCCTCTAGACAATGTATCTGATAATCTTTGAGTAAAAATCTTACCTTTGTTTTGAATAAGAGGTATCAAATAAGATTCTCTATCTTGAAAACTAAATTTCTTTCTACCATCTCTAACATTAGCCGCATCGTTAATAGATGTTTCAGCATCATTTATAATATTGTAAAAGTCTTTTAATGAATCTTCTGTTCTAATCATACTACTTGTGTTTCTATCTGTTTCAGCCCTATCTATTCCAATAGAAATATCTCTGATAGCATGATAACTTCTATTAATATCTAATATTGCCTCTTCAGCTTCTACTCCAGTCTTACCTAACCAAGATTCAAAATCGCCATTTCTTGCTTTTTTAAGTAACTCTGGGTCAACGTCTAGTGTATTTGGAAGTAGCACTTTATTATTACTAGTAGACATCTCGATGCCTTCTAAATCAGCACTTCTTATCGTGTTCAATACATTTACAATAGTATCTTCCATACCAGCAGTTGCTTGTTCCACTCTTTCTGTAAATGCTTTATCTAAATCATCAGATGTTTCAAACCCTTGTCTTTGCAAAATTTCATTTATTTTATTTGCTTGAGTTTCTGTTATCTGTGTAATGGGTCTTACATATTCAAAATCTTCATCCATTATTTGATAAAGTTTATTTATCACACCATCATGAGGGTCGAATGGAGTACCAGATTCTAAATCAAGAAATGTTTTTTCTCCTTCTGCAACTTTTTCACTTGTTACAGTTTCATCATCATCACTAACTATTCTTTGTTCTATTAAATAGTTTTTAAGTTCTTCATTCTCTCTAGATAAACCTACTCCATGAATATTATTAGGTTTAGAAAAAGTAGATGCAAAAAATGTTTGAGAATTGTCAACACCTAAATGTTCTAGTGTTAATCTTAAATTATTAATGTTTTCGCCTAAATCCATACTCTTAGCAAAGTTACCTCTACGTTGAGTCCATGCACCAATTAACATACTAGATATAAAATCTTCTGCTCTTAGTTCTTGACCAGAAACATGAGTCTGTATACCTTGTACTCCAGACATAGCTAATCCAGCAACTGCCATTCTAGGAAATAACAATCTATAGTTTTGCAATCCTTCTCTTGTTGCTTCTCCAATTATCTGTTTACCATAATATCTTTTTTGAGACATCAACCATTGTTGTGCTTTCTCTTCAGCATTGTCTCCAAATGAATCTCTTAACTTTGAAGATATTCTTTGTGCATTTCTAAGTCTGCTTGTTTTAAAGTTTTCTAATAAGTCAATAGTCTTTTGTTCGCCATCTACTTTAAAATCATAATGTGTACTTAGTTTATTTGCTTTGTTTAAATGAGCTATGTTAGCCATTTCACCAGACAATTCATCTAATGAAAGACCTTTATATGTATTTGTTCCTAAGTATGCTTTTATACCTTGTCTAAAATCTTTTCTAGATTGAAACATTTTACCTAGAGGTCCAAAAGGAGATGTCGCTACGTTAATTGCTGTACCTGCTAAAAATCCAGTAGCAACAGAATATCCAGTTTGCCCTAAATCATATTTAGCGTTAGGATTTTTTAACAATTCTTGACCTTGAAAAGATACATCCATAACTGCATCTGCTACACTAAATACAAAAGCATCATGTAAGGCTTCTGTAGCAAACCTACCCATCTTACTATTACCATAAGTTATACGAGCATATTGAGAAAGATTTTGAAGTGGTATTCCTTCATTAATAATCTTTTCTTTCATTTTTTGTATAGTAGCAGCTTGAGAACTTGTAAGGTCTCCAGTCCTCTGAGCTCTAATAACTCGTTTATTTATTTCAGTATTAAATTGCTTTGCAAATAATTCATTTGCTTGTTTTCCTTTTGTGGATGCCCAAGCTGTTTTACCTTTAAGAACATTGCTAAATTTGTTTACCACACCTTTGTCTATACCAGACTTCAATGCTTCTTCACTAAACTCTTTAGATGCTTTACCTATAGTTTGTTTACCAACTAATTTAGAAAGAGCTGCTGTAGCAGGTTTCTGTAATATCCTAGCAGTTAATTTCATTGGAGCACCTAACAAATAACCAGCTCCAGTTCCCACACCACCTAATACTTTAGCAAGTGAACTTTCTTGTTGTGCTTCTCTAAAATATTCTTGGAAGTTTATTTCTTCACCTAATGCTCTCTCCGCTCCTATCTCAGCTAATCCAAATGCTCCAAAAGTTGCAGTCTCTCCAAACTCATATAAACCCGCTCCTACAGATTGTAGTAAACTTATATTAGATTCTTTTTGTTGTTCTTGGGCTTCTGGAGTTAAAGGTTGTATGCCTTGAGATAAACTATCTACTAACGTACTAGGTTCATTAAGATTGTAGGCATTTGCTAGTTGAATAGGTTCTTGAGAGTCTTGTTCTCTTTTTTTTCTAAACTCTAATAAAGCGTCTATAGCTCTTTGTGTAGGCATATATTATCTAAACTCTTCGTATGGTATAACGTCTTCGCCAAGTCTCATTCTTTCTTCGTTCAAAGCATCTATATCTTCATTTGACATTTGACCAATTCCTAATAGTTCTAATCCAAACATCACTAATTGAGAATCAGCGTCTAATCCTCTACTTTTAACTAATCTTTTTGCTTGGTTTTCTAATTCACCAGATTGTATAAATCTATCATAAGTTTTTTCTTGTTGTATTATATTAGACAGCTCAATCATTTTACTACTTAAAACATCTGTAGATACCCCAGCTTCTTCAAATAATTTTTGTAACTTAGTATTTTTTTGAATATCTTGATAAAGACCAGCAAGGTTATTTATAACACTATCTTCTGATGTTTTAAAACCAACAGTATTTACAGCAGCTATTGTAGGTATTAAAACTCTATGATTTTTTACAATATATTTTAAAAGATTTTTTTCTGCATCAGTTTTTGTATATTTTGAATAATTTTTTGCAACAGTATTTGTTTCACTTTCTTCAAAATCTTGAGATGCCATAGTTGAACCTTCAACTGCATCTTCTAATCCTTGAAGAAAAGACATAGTTCCTTCAAAAAAATTCTTTTTACGTTCTAGAAATACATTATCAAGTGCTGCTTTTGTATTATCAACATACGAATTTGTTAATTCAAATTCAGCTTTTTCAGCACCTAATTCAGCTTTTTTAATTTGAGCTTCTCTTAATCTATTTTCTTGTTCAATATTAACATCAGACTCAGCTCTTTTTAATTTTTCTTGTTGTAAGTTTAGATTAGTTAATCTAGCAGCTGACTCTTTTGCATCTCTTCTTGCATCAGCTTCTCTAAGTTGCATCATTCTTTCTTGTCTAGCATTGTCAATTTGTTGTTGCCTAAGTCTAGTTGCCATATCCATCATAGATAAAGACCTGTCAATCTTTTGACGTTCTCTTTCTTGTTTGTATTTAAGTATTGAGTTTAATGATTGTAGAGCTTGTGACATATTAATTAAAAAATACCAAAGTATTTAGTTCCCGCTTGTTCTTGTGCCATTTTCTTTTGCATTTCTAATTGTTGACGTTGAGACCTCATTTCAAATTTTTGTTGTTCAAATTGAGACAATACATCACTTAAACTTTTAGTAAGTGAAATATCTATATCTTCTCTTTTTCTTTGAAATTCTTTTCTTACATCTTTTATAGTATCATCATCCATTCCGATATTAGCAAATCCAGTTGCTTGACTAATTTGGTCTTGTCTTTGTCCAATTTGCCTCATTGTTTTTTCACCAGAATCAGATACAACATCTAACGCTCTTTGCGATTCTAATGTAGATAAAGCTAAACTGCCACCTAATGATTCTTCTAATGACTTTTCAGCTAATCCTAAATCTTTTAATGCATTTGAAAGAAAAGTTACTTGCCTTCTACCTTCCCTTCTATCCCTATTAGTGGCTCCAATTTCTTGCATAGCACTTATACCCGCCATTGCTGCTTCTACATACATATTATTTACTCGCTAATTGTTTTTCATTAAATAAACTACCTATAAAAGTTTCTACAGTATCTAAGTCAACATCAACAATGCTTTGAAAACCAAGAGCTCTTCTTTTAGAAACTTTAGCAAACCCTTCTTTTTCTCCAGTCCTACCAGTGCCTTCTGTAAATATCTTTTCAAATTGTTCAGATTTAAATTGACCAGTTTTTGGATTATATATAGAAAGAATATCTTGTCTTAATTCTTCTTTAAGAACCTTAGCTCTTTCCAAGAAATTTTTACGAGTTTGAGGATTTGTTACTCCTTTACCAGTTTCTAATTTTGAAATCTCTTCTATTCTTTCTCCTATGTCAGCTAATGCAAACTCAGGACCTCTTCTATTAGATTCTAATAATTTTGAAAAGTTTTCAGTTAATGGTTTTTGAAATGGTTCAGATATTGCTTTATCTTTAGCAAATGAAGGTATTTCTTTATCTGTTAAACTTTCATCTGATGGGTCATATTTTGTATCATCTATAACAACTTTATCTTCATCTTTTAAAAATTCAGATAATGATTCATTCTTAGGTTTTGGTGGCCCAAATATTTCTTTAGTTTCTATTTTTTTCTCAACTTTAGATACTACTTTTTCTGGAACTATATTTCCATCACTTTGAACCAAAGTTCCCTTTTCTACTTTATCACCTACTTTATCCATCATAGATGGTTTTTGTTCAAAATCTCCATACAAATTAGAAACATCAATAGAAGGTCTTTCCATACCTAGTTCTCTAGATACTGTAGACTTCGGTAATGGTTCTCCTCCAAAGAATTGGTCTAACAAATCTCCTTGTCTCATAGCTTTTGCTTTTTCACCCATAGCAGCTACATCATACTTTGTACCTAATTCTCTCTCACCTAACATATATTTTTCTTGACCATATAAATAATCACTCATAGAAGCTTTTCCTGTAAATACATCCATTAATGAAGACTTAGCACCTCTTTCAATTGTAACTCCACCAGCTTGCCTAACTGATTCTGGAAGAGATTGTTCAAATGCATCTATATTAGATTGCAATTCTTGTGATTGTCTTACACCCTCTAAATAAGTAGAACCAGCTTCCAAAGCAGAAAATGCACTTGCAAATCCTACCGCTTCTTCTTTAGCTCTAAATTCATTAAGTCTCGCAGATTCTTCTGCTTTTAATAATTGTTCAGAAACACCAGCAAGTTGTTGAGTAATATTTCTTTGAACTGCTCCTCTACTTCTTATTGTTGATTTTATTTTAGATGCTGTGGCCATATTGACTATATACTTTTACTATTTAATTTAATTAACATATTTATTTTATCCAATGCTAAAAGTCGTCACCACTCTGTATTCTTAACGCAGAAGCTTTTACGTCTACTGCTTGACTAGCGTGGTTATTTGCCCACTTTAAACCACCTCCAGACCCCTCAGTCCAAGTTAAAGTTCCTCCATATCCACTACTTAAAACCTCTGCATCTTTTAAAACAAAAAGGTCAGCAGTTGATGCTCCTTCTGCATAGCAATGCCACACTTGAAAATTTCTAGTATTTGCTACAGAATTACCTTCCCAAAAAACAGTAACTCTCCATACTGTAGCTTTTTGATTGTCGTCATTGTTTCCATCCACAATAGTTATAGGACTTCCAGCTCCTAAAGCATCTCTACTAGCTAAAAATGTTGTTGCTCTTATTAATTTAAATGTATCTATTTGGTCAAACTTTACATTATTTGAAGAAGTATCAATCGGATAATGAGTGTCTGAATGTTTTGTTCCAGAAGAAGCTGGTCTAAATAAAGTTTCTATTTCAGAAGTTCCATGAAGTTTTACTCTGTTATTTGAAGTGTGTTGTGATATACTAGAACCTACGCCTATATCAATTGGACCTGTTGCTCTTATCAATAAAGCACTTGAATTTGATTGGGTATTATTATCTTCAGCTCTTATTCTTATATTATTCTCACTTCTTAAATCAAGTCCAAAGGTACTTCCTTTTGCTTTAACATTATCACATTCAATTAATATATTGTTATATGTATTGTCTGTATTTTGAGAATCTGTTTTTAGATGTATTCCATTAAATCCACTAGCATTATTATTAGTATTTTTTATTAATATAGTTTTATCAGTAGAAGCTCCAGATGTTTCAATAGTAACATTTCCAATAGAAGTTAAATCAAATGTACTAGAATTATCCCAATCTGTTACTGATGTATTCCAATCGCAATTTCTTGTTACGTCTAATTCATAATCAACACCAATACCAACATCTAATGTTTGGGCTGTCGTAATATTTATATCATTTGAACCAGTGGTAGTCAAAGTAATAGGATTTGCTCCACTTACAGCAAATGCTCCATCTGTAGTATTTACTGTTACTTGGTCTAATGTAGTATGACCATCAACATCTAAAGCACCTACTGAACCTATATCGTTAGTACCCATGTTTAAGTTTCCACTCATTGCTCTTGAACCACTTATAAGTAGGTATTGTTTATGGTTATCTGCGCTTAATCCACTTAAAGAACCATGATTAGATACGCCTCCAGATGAAGAAGTAGAAGATAGACCAAGAACTCTACTTGCTGGTTTATCACCAGTTGAACCTATTGCGTTCCATTTGCCATCTTTTTTTACAAATTGAACAAGTCCAGAACCCTCTACTCTTCTATATGATACATCACCATCATTACCCTGTTTATCATCTGGTTTATTATTACCAAATGTAGGTTGAGTAGCTTTTTGATGTAATAATTTTCTTTCTTCTCTATTAAGAGGCATTACTTTATATTCTTTAATCTATATACAATTGTTATATCGTTTATTTCAAAATCAGAAGAAATAGCATTTGTACCATCTGCGCTTATCTTTAATCTGAAACTGTTTATATTGTTAATAGATGCGCTAGGTTTCAATTCAGCATTTAACCAATCAGTAGTTCCAGCATCGTATGCTATGCACTTAGCAGAAGAACCGCTACCTGTGCTTGAACCATCTGTTCCACTTGATATGCTATTAAAAGTCAACGAAGGGGAAAGACCATTTACTCCATAGTGAACTTGAACATGAGTTCCATTTCCCTTATATGATATATATACTTTATATATTTTTTTCCTTACAGAAGGTTGCCCAAAATCAATATCTTTTGTTTCATAAATAAAATTTGCTGAAGTTGAAACATCTGAATTATATGCAATTCTAAGACTTGTATCAAAATGATAATATACTAAATCCCCATTACCATCTATTATAAAATTTGTTCTTTTACTATCATCTGTTGCTTTGTTAATAGTTTTAGTCCAAGCTCTTAACACAAAATCATATATTAATATATCAGAAGTTGAATTACCACCATCGTTTGTTATTAAAATTTTTCTTTCTTTGGGAACATATCCTATATGCGCTTCTGACATATCTTCATCATCTGCGGTTCCATCTTCTCCATCTGTTATAAATGCTTTCCAAGTTGTATCATCAATTAATCTCATTCCATCTTTTTCTAAAAGATTTAAAACATTTTTACCATCAAAAAAGTACACACCAAATATATTAAACCAAGCTATTCCATAATCAGTTTTTGTAACATGATAATCAAAAGAACATCCTTTGTTTTCATACTTATCTTCAAGAAACTCTACATTCTCAGATATGTTAATAACATACATACTTTGTTCTTTAAATTGTAATAACCTATCAGCAAATGCTTCCAACTTAATAACACTCTCACCATCATTTACTGCTACATCTATACTTCCTTCATTTTCTGGAAATACATCAAATTTATTTATTCTACTTTTTAGTATTCTATCTGGAAATGCTTTTGAGTTTTGAAATACATTACCTATAAAAACTCTTCTTCCATGAACAACAGCTGTTTTATACTTTGCACTTATAGATGATACTGAACTACTAAATCCATTTATAGATTTGAATGTATCTATTTTATTGGATTCAGTCGGGTTTATATTTTTAGCTATAGCTGCTTTATTATACCAAGTTCCACTTGATTCCGCTGTGTTTGTTATATCAGAATCAAACTCATCTGATTCTGGAAAAAACTTAAATCCTTTATTTACAAAATCTGCTTCACCTATTAAAAACAAATTATCATTGCCATCCATTTTATAATAATATCGTGAACCAGTTATTCTTTTACTTAATGCATAAGCACTTCCTCCACTATTGTAAGGACTTAAATATGTTTGAAAATTAAACATACAAGAATCACCAACTATGTTTACTTTATTAACATTATCGCTATCTACATCTGCAAATTTAGATGGAAGACTTTCTTGTTTTTCATCATCATAAAGATAAGTATGGTAGAATTGATATATGCCTGGCTCATATCCAGTAATAGAAACATTATCAGAAACAGCGGGACTGCTTATATAAAAATCTAAATTACCAGCTGCTTTTTTCTCTGCAACAAGAAACCAATCAGTTAATGGGTCTCCTAAAGAAAAAGATAATGAATTTATATTGTTAGCAGACATAACTAAAACATTCCATATATCTGGTTCTATTTGTTCTTTTCCAAACCTATATTGTATCTGTTCACTAACTCCAGCTGCCCCATAATGATATATTTCTAT